CTCGTACCCCCATACCCCTCAACTTTCGGTGTACCCCCCCACTCACGGGTCCGTGAGGTCGGGGGAGGGGGTCGGGAGGTCACGGCGCCGTGAGGCGTGAGGGGGTCGGGCGCCGATCGGCCCCGGAGGCGAACGAAAGCCGCCAGGGGAGGCCCGCCAGAGGCTTTCAGGCGTCGGGGGCTACCACCCTAGCGGGCACCCCGCCGAACCGCCCTGTAGCCCGCCCTGCGCAGCCCGCGCGGGGCATGTCTGCCTGCGGGTCTAGCCCGCCAGGAACAGCGCCACCCGATACAGCCCGTACATCGCGCCCCATGCGACGATGCCCAGCAGCACGAGCGCCACGGTGTCGGCGCCGTTCGGCCCGCGCCCGGTCATCAGCCGAACAGCAGGCCGACGAACACGGCGGCATAGGCCAGCCATGCCGCCAGCCGTGCCAGGTCATCGAGCCAGCCCATCATTCCCGCACCTCGGGCAGCGGGGCGGGGTCTCGGCCGGCGATGTGATCGGCCCATGCCTGGTCGGCGTCGAGCGGCCCCATGGCAGGCGCCGAGCCCTTCGCCAGGTCGTCGAGCCCGAGCGCCGACAGGCACGCCATCAGCACCCAACGCCCCTCGTGAGCCTGGCCGTTGACGGCGAGGCGCGTCGTCTCGGCAGCCGAGCGCCATTCCCACAGCGCCCCGGCGAGGAAGCCCGAGCGAAACGCCGCTTCGTGGTCGGGTGCGTCAGTCATCGGCCAGGCGCCGCAGCCCGAGCACCCGCAGCGCCGAGGCATCGAGCATCGACAGGTCGGTGCCCTGCCGCACCACGACAACCTGGCGGGGATCGCAGCGCATCCGGTCGGCGAGGCGCAGCATCAGCCCCTCAACCCGAGCCCGGTTGGCGGGGTTCAGGTCATCGGGCACGGTGACGAGCACCACGGCGTCGGGCGCCGGCGGCGGGATGACGCGCGCCGCCACGTCGCCGAACATCAGCACCTCGGCCGCGCTTGCCGTGTCGATCATGGCCGGTCGCCGATCGCCGACAGCAGAAACCACGGGCCAAAGAACCCGAGCACGATGCCGAGGATTAGGCCGAGGGTGAACGTCATGCGCCGCGCCTTCCGTGCATTCGGTTGTGACAGCGGCGATGCACAGCCCGCAGATTGTGCATCGCGTCGGTCCCGCCGTTGCGTCGCTCGACGAGGTGATGCGCGGTATCGGCGCCGAGCCGGCCGCAGTAGCAGCATTGCCCGCCGTCGCGCTCGATGACGGCGAGCGCCGTGCGCCGCCATTGCATCGTGCCGTAACTGCGGGCGTGCTCGTCGCGCAGTCGCGGGCTCGGCGGGTTCGGTGTCCAGCCGGCGGGCCGGTGCTGCGGCGGGCGCGTCGGCATCAGCCCGCCAACGTCAGCAGGTCGACCGCGAGGCGGCAAAGCGACGCAGCACGGGGCGCGTCGCCTTGCTCGCTGGCATTGTGCGCTTGGGCAAAGAATACCTCGGCCATTGCGACGAGCCAGGCAGTCGGGGCGGGGTTCATCGTGCTGCCACAAGCTCGCGGCCGAGCGTCGCCGGCACCTTGCGCCCTAGCAGCGACAGCAGCACGCGAACCCGCGTCCCGTCATCCCAAAGGCACACGCCCGCCTGGTCGACCATCGGCCCGTCGGTGATACGCACCTCGGCACCGGCCGCCATCAGCGCCGGCGCCAGGTCGCGGGTGATCGGCTTGGCCCATCCCTCGGCAAGCATCGCCTCGACGACGCCCGCTGGCAGCGGCTCGGGGCGCTCGCCGCCGACGATGCGCTGCACGCCGTCGGTGTGCCACGCGTTGCGCCAGCCTGGCTCGTCGCAGCGATCGAAGCGCACGAACGCGTACCTCGGCCCGAATAGCGGCACCTGACGCACGGTGCGGCGCCTGGCGTGCCTGCGCTCGACGGCGACGGAAGGGACGAACGCGCCGAAGCCGCGCCGCCCGAGGGTGTCGACGACGCGCTGCCAAATCGGCCGGGGATCATGCGCCGGGGGGTGCGCCTCGTGCCGCAGCAGCGCGCAGAACCATCGCGGGCCGCAATAGCTGCCGCAGGCCGGGTGAAGCCCCGCGCCTGCCAGGTCATCGGCTACCTCGCCGCCGCCCCTTGCGTCAACGAGAAACACGCGCCCCGGTTGTGCGGTCATTCGCTGCGATCCTCGGCATCGCCCATCGGATCGACGGGATAGCCCGGCGCGTCGGGCTGCCGGGGCGGCGCCGGGTCGAGCGTCGGGCCGCGCGCGCCGGGCTCGGGCAGCGGCGTGAACATCGACGCCGTGAACGCCCGAGCGACGCGCGGGCTGACTTCGCCCCGAGGTCGGCGCCGCCGGTTCACGCGTTGCCCGCCACGCCGTCGGCGGGAACCGGCACGAGGTCGGTTCGCAGTCCCGCCCCGTTCAGTCGTTCGGCCAGGTAGTGCGCCACGCGATCGGCGGCCCGGCGGAAGTCGTCGGCGGTGCCGTCGGGGAAGCACGCGAGCGCGGCGGCAGCAGTCAGCCCGGCCGGGGCGCTGGCGCCGATGACGCCCGAGGCGATGACGAGCGCCAGGTCGTCGCGGTCGATCACGAGCATCGACACGTCGGGGGGGTTGCTCATGCGGCGGGTTCCTCGGTTGCGATGCGCTCGCGTAGCCAGGCGATGCGCTGTGCCGCGTTCGGCGGCGGGTCATTGCTCGCCGCCTCGCGTTCAAACCGCGCCAGCCGCGCCCGCAACTCGTCGAGCGTCAGCGGTCGGCCGGGCTCGTGCGGGTCGGCAGGCGGCGGCGGGTTGTCGTCGGGCGCGGATTGCGATGCCCGCGCCCCCTCCCGAGCAACGGGCGGCTCGGGCGCGGCGGGTCTCGCCGGCTGGTCGGGTGTTGGCTTGGGCCGCCTGGCATCCGGCGAGCGCAAGGCTGCCGCGACCGCAGCAGCGACGCTCTCGGCCGCCCGTGCCTTGTCGCGGCGTACCTCGGCAGCGTGCGCTTCCTCGGCGGCAAGCTCGGTCGAGTAGAACGCCGCCATGATGCCGCGAAGCTCGTCGGGCTCGGCGTATCGCTTGGCGAGGCTCAGGAGGTGCGCCCGATCGCCGCCGCCGACGAGCCGCGACGCGATGAACCCGTGCCAGTAGCCCGCGCCGGGTTGTGCCCCGCCGTCGATCGCCGGGCGCGTCGGGGCCGGGCGGTTGTCGCGCCAGAAATCGGCGAGCGCCGTGCGCACGAGCCCGTAGGTCGGGAAGCCCTTGCAGCGCCCGGCGACGGCTTCCAGCGAGTTGCGCGTGAAGGCCGAGGCCGGGAAATGCTGGCCGAGTTGCTGCCCGTATGCCGCGAGCTTGGTTTTTGCCTCGGCGATCGGCATTCGCCCGCTGACAAGCTCGCCGAGCCCGCGCAGCCATTCGCCGAGGGGAACCGCCGGGTCAGTCATGGCCGAGCCTCCCGACCTGCGGCGCGAACACGGGGTTCGTTCGGGTGCCCCAAGGGTCATCTTCCACGGGCGCCGACGCGAAGCCCGGTTCCCGGTCGAGCCAGAGCCGAAACTGCGCCTGCCAGTCGGCCGAGCGTTTCGCGCCCCGCGCCGCATCGTCGCGGAACATGCGCAGGCACCGGGGGAGGTCGAGCCCGAGCGTCTGCGCCAGCGTTGCCGCAACCGCGTCGGGTGCAAAGTCGTCAGGCAGGGGTTGGAACCGGCTCGGTTTCGCTTTCCCTCCCTCGATGACTTTCAGCCCCGCAGGGGGCGCCGGGGCGGGAGGCGGCGGCGCAGCCGTCGCGCGCTCTCTCTCCCCCTTGGGGGGTTCTATGAGGGGTTCATAAGAAGTCGGGTGCAGCCCATTGCACCCTTTGCGACGCTGTATTGCACCCTTTGGTGTCGGATATTGCACCCTTTGGCCCGCCGGGGCGTGCCCATTGGGTGCAGCCGGTTGCACCCTATCGGGGCCGGTAAAGGGTGCAGCCGGTTGCGCCTTTTGCGGCTCGGGAGGGGGCGCCGCTGCCGCTTCCGTCAGGGGTAGTTTGTAACGGGTCGGGTTGCCCTTTCCGCCCCCTGGCACGTCGACCGCGACGAGCCGTTGCGCTTCCAGAGAGCGCAAAACGTACTGCGTCATGCGCTCGCTTAGGCCCGCCATGCCGGCGAGCCGCTGCACACCCGGATAGACCTTGCAGCCCCGCCGGTCGGCGAATTGCGCCATAGCGACGAGCACGAGCTTTTCGGTCGGGGTTTTGGTCGCCTGCTGCCAGGCCCAATCGCGCGCTTCGTTGCTCATGCGCGCGACGCTCCCGCCAGTGTGACGCGGGAGGTTTGGGCAAGCCCGGCGCGCGAGCGCACGACAGGCTTGCCACCCAATAGCCAATACGGCATTGTGCGGCTTCCAGGGTTAGAGTTGCGGCAGGCGGCACGGCTGAACCCCGTGCCGCCTTTTTTTATGGTGCCAGCGTTTCCCGCTTGGGCGCCAGCCCTTTGCCGGCCCGGCACTATCAACGATCCCCGTGCAGAGCTTCCGAGACCCTGCCCCCATCGACGCCGAACCGCTGGCCGATCGCCCGGTTCGGCATGTCGGGGTGCAGCCGGGCATAGCGCCGCAGCGCCTCGGCAAGCTCGGCGTCGACCGGCGGGCTACGCCTGCGGGCCGGCTTCCGCGCCATCGGCCGGCGGAATAGCTCGGCCCGCGCCGCCAGTAGCCGAACCGCCAGGTCGCGGTGCCCGCGCACCGTCAGCGCCGCCACAACCTCGTCGATCATGTCGCGGGCGAGGGGAATATTGCTCATGCCTGCATCCCCTTGTTGTTCGCAAAAAGCTCTGCCTGCCGCCACGCGCTGAACCGGCGCGACCATCGGCAGCAGCCGCACACGGGCGCCGCGCCCTTGCGGGGCTTGGGTTCGCCCGCCTGCCAGGCCGGCAGGCCGCAGCCGTCGCAGGCCAGGCGCACGGCGCCCTCGGGCGGCGCGATGATGTCGGGCTCGCGGCTCGCCTTCCGCCGCCGCCGAGGCGCGATGTTCATGCCCGTTTACCGCCCCCTGTTTTGCGCAACCCAAGCCGGCGGCGGCTGTCGCGCACCGCGCCCTCGGTCAGCCCGAGCGCCTCGCCGGTCGCCCAATCGGGCAGGCTGAATGCCCAAGCGAACGCGATCGCCAATTCCCTCATGCCGGCATGACCTGGCGCACCCGCGCGACCATCTTCGCCTCGGGGCCGTAGCGTTTGCGCACGGTCGCGTCGGAAACCTGCGCGTCGTCGGCCCACAGCAGGCCGTTGCTCGCGTCGCAGAACAGTTTCAGCAGGTTGTCGGCGTCGGGCTTGCCGGTCGGCCGCAGCAGCCCCGACAGCGCGGCGTGCCTCTTGCGCTGCGACCACGACGGCGGAACCGACCGGATGGTGACAAGCTCAAGCTCGACGGCACCGGCGAGCATCGGCTTTCCGACCTGCTGCCAAATGCACGAGCGCACCCAAGCCTCGGCGTTCTCGGTCTCGGCAGGCGTGTAGCTGTGCCCGGTGAACCGATTGCGGCCGGCGCGTTGCTTGCCTCGCGGCTCGCCGGGTATCTCGACGATGTAGCTGCCGCCGGCGGGGCCGCCGCCGAGCTTGTCGATTTCCGCCGACAGCGGCAGCACGAGGTCGACAAACGCCGTCATCGCCAGGCGTCGCTTTTCTTGCAGTCGGCACACACCCGGTTTTCTGCGCCGTAGCTGCTGAACGAATGCCGGCACCGCAGGCACCGGCGAAGCACCGTGCGCGTCGTGCCCATTTCGGCCGCGCGCTCCCGTGCCGCCTGCCGGTCGGCTTCCGATACCGCCTCGATAAGCTCGCCGCGCTGGCGCAGTTTGATGAATAGCTTTTGCACGGCGGTCGGCGAGCGGTCGGTGCCGAATTCGCGGCACAGCAACAGCGCGATCGTGCTGAAAACATAGCCCTCGCCGCGCAGCGCCTTCGCCCGCGCAAGCTCTGCCCCGCCCCATGCGCGGGTTTCCTGCTGCTGCTGATGCGCGCTCACTTGTCGGCGGCCCGCCGGATCGCCACCGCGCCGGGCTGCCGCGCGAGACGCTGCCGCAGCGTCGCCAGCCGCACGCATGGCGGGCAAACCGGCAGCGGCCCCATCGACAGCACCTCGTCGCCGCAGTCATCGCAGCGGCGCGCCGTCAGGCAGAGCACGCGCCCGAGGTCGCCAGCGCGCCGAGACGAGCGGGGGAGGGCGCCCGCCTCGGCGTTCTGGCCCGGTGCCGGGAAGGGGGCGGCACCGACCGCACCGGCGAGGGGGGAGCGCCCGCCGGTCACAGGGGAGGGGCGGGGCTTCACGCCGCCGCCTTCAATGCGTCTCGTGATGGTCGGCCCCGGCCCCGGCGGGCGCGGCGGGCTTTCGCTTCCGCCTCGCGCTGCGCGGCGCGTCCCTCGCGGGCAATTTGATCGGCAGTCGCCAGGCTTTCCAGCGAAACGCCCCTAACGCGCGCCGCCTTGCAGGCATTAACTACCCAAGGCCAGCGCCGAACCGGAATAGAGCGGGTGCGGCCCCATCGCCAAACAACCGTAGGGTGCAGCCCGAGGTCGCCGGCGACCTGCCAGTAGCCGCCGAGGCGCTCGATGATAGCCAAGTGATCCATGCCCGCGACGGTATTGCCGGGCTGGCAATATGACAAGGGGCAATCGCTTCGCCGGCAGGCCCTTACGCAAAGATAACGCCGCCGCTCCCGCTTTGGCGCTTGTCGCGGTGCGTAGTGTCACCTAATGGAACGGCTATAGCCGAAACGGCTATGGAACCGTATATGGACAACATGCCAAGCAAGCCCGGCCGCGACCGCGAGACAGCGCGCGACGAGATACCGGAATACCGGCGCAAGGCAGCCGAGAGGCTGCGCCAGGCCCGTAGCGTCGTCGCCAATAGTCAGGCTGACGTTGCCCGCGCCATCGGCATCACGCCGATGCGCTGGTTCCGGTATGAGAGCGGCGAGCGTGAACTGAACCTCGATGTGCTCGCAAAATTCTGCCTGCTGTATGGCGTCTGCCCGCGCTGGATCGTCATTGGCGATCTAAAGAGCCATGTCCGTTGCCAGGATGGCCGACGGGTCGATGACGATTTTAAACGGGCGTTGCTGACGGCGTACCCTGAAATCAGACAAGCCCAAGGCTTGCTAGGGTCGACGCTATCGCCGATCGCCGCGCTCCCAATAGCGCCGCGCTACGGAGCAAAGCGATCGGGCAATCAGGGAACAAGCCCCGCGCCCGGCGCATAACTTCACAGCCGCCCCGCTTAGAACACTTGCCGCATACGGGCGGCACCGGGCCGCCCTCGTCGGGCTGGTCATCGTCGAGCACAATCGTAAGTTGCGGCAATGTCGCATCTCCGGGGAACTGTTGCCGCTCAGGCTACGCGGGGCGGTGACATAGGCCATAGCGTAACCCGTAGGCAATGCTGATTTTGTGCAACGCAGGAACGCCGTTCGTCGTCTGTCCCATTACGAACACTGGCGCATAACGCCGTCGTGAGTTGCCGTGGCATAAACGCGTCGCGTGTGGGGAACAATCCTCGCGCCCGGTTGCGCGAATAGCCTGTGCGGCAATACTGTGCCCCCTCATGCAATCCGCGAGGGGCCGCCGGTGCTGTCGACCGACCTAGAATGTTTGGCTGCGGCGCTGACGCCGCGCCCCGCCGTCGGCCCGCTTGTGGCGCCCGCGCCGCCGCCGCTGCCGCTCGTCGCTGCCATCCTGGCAAGCCTGGCCGACGATGCGCGCGCGCTGGAAAGCCAGCCGGTCGCCCGTGTCGAGCGGTGAAGATGATGCGCAGGCCGAGCTACGCGACGCGGTTGCCATGCTCGGCGCGCCTCCCATCGTCGAGCCCGATTTGCTCGGCTATTGCAGCCGCATCGTCGAGACCTGCGACGCCGCCGGCGCCGCCCTCGTCGCCGTGCGCCAGGCCAATAGCTTCCCGGCCGGGCTAGAGGCGGGCATTGCCGCCGCGCTCGCGCTCGATGTCGCCGGCGCGGCGCTGACGGCGGGGGTGAACTACCTCTCGGCGGTGCGCCAGCAGGTCGCGGCGCTGACGCGCGGCACCCGCGCAGCCGTCGGCGGCATCATGGTCTCGACGGGCTGCCCCGGTGTTCGCACCGCCTGGCACGACGCGCACCCCGTCGAGCCCGCGCCGCATGTCGAGATTGACGCGCCGGCGCTGCTGCCTGCGCGCTTTTGGCGGGCACGCGATCCAGAGCCCGACCGCGCCGCGCTGCTGACGGCGTTGCGCTCGGGGCCGGTGCCTGGCGCCCGCCTGGCCTATGGCAACGCCTCGTTGCGCATCGTCTTTCGCAAGAATTCCTCGGGAGCTACCGCATGACTTCCCTAGTGCCGGCCGCGCGCTCGTCGCTGATGACGCCGACGAACATGCGCGACGCGATGATGTTCGCGGATCGGCTCGCCGATAGCGCGCTCGTGCCGAAAGACTACCAAGGCAAGCCCGGCAACGTGCTCGTCGCGCTGCAATGGGGGCAAGAAATCGGGCTCGGCCCGATGCAGGCGTTGCAGGCGATCGCCATAATCAACGGTCGCGCCGCGCTGTGGGGTGACACGCTGTTAGCTCTCGCCCGCAATCATCCGGGGTTCGTCAGCATCGACGAGGGGGTGCGCGGCGAGGGTGACGAGCGACATGGATACTGCACCGTCGAGCGGCGCGGGCAGAACCCGACGCACAATGAATTCTCAGTCGCCGACGCGAAAAAAGCCGGGTTGTGGGGCAAGCAAGGCCCCTGGCAGAACTACCCCGACAGAATGATGAAAATGCGAGCGCGCGGGTTCAGCCTGCGCGACGCTTTCCCCGACGCCATCCGGGGGCTCTACATCGCCGAGGAAGCGCAGGACATTCCCGCCGAGCCGCGCGCGGTGCCGAACCTGGCCGACGCCGCGCCGCAGCCATCGCACCCCGTCGTCGCGCGCGAAGGCTCGATGCGGGAGTTTGGCGCCGAGGTCGCCGGCCGCCAGGTCGAGCGCCCGTTGAGCCCGGCCGAGGATGACGAGGCTTTGCCGCTCGTGTCGCTCGACGGGATACTGCGCGAGCTACGGCGAGGCCGCACCACGGGCGCGCCGGCTCCGGTCGTGTGGCAGGCGGCGGCGCTGCGCGAGGTGGCGCGGGCCGAGAGCACGACGGCGTTGCGGGTGTTCCGCGAGGTGAACGGGCCGCATTTCGCCAGCATCGCGGGCCAGCATCCCGACATCGTGGCAGCCGTTGAAGCCGCGATTGAGGCACGCGTTTTCGCCCCGATCGACGAGCCCGAGCCCGAGGTTGCGGAATGATCGTAAGCCATTTTGAGAATTACGAGCCCGAGCTTGTTCGCGCTCATTGCTGCCCCGAGGCGCTGCACGCGTTCCTGAAAGCCTATGCCATGGCCGACGACGGCGCCGTGTCGGTCGGCTCGGGCGTGAGCCGCCGTTCAGGCGATCGCGTCCTGCTGCTACGCATCGACGATGTTGCGGCGGCACTCCCCATGGGCAACGCCGCGATTTTTGCCGGCTTGCTCGACAGGCTCGCCGAACAGCCCGACGCCGACGAGGAAGCCTGGCGCGACCTGGCGGGGCTCGTGCGCCGGGTCATCGAGAGCGACAAACAAATGCGCAGGCCGAACTAGCGCGGCCCGCATCGCCGATCGGCACAACCCGACGGCTGAACCCCAAGCGATACGATTGGAGCGATTGCGAATGTCTGTCCTGCCCGATGCGGTCTATGTGGCCGCTCTAAAGCTCGGCGTGGTCGTCGAGCGAGCGAAACGCGATGTCGTCGCCGACTGGAACGAGGAACGGGGGCCGCGCGAGCTTCGCAAATTCTGCGGGTTCTACTGGTTCTTAAAGAACCGCAACGGGAACATGATGGGCGGCCGGCACGGGCCGTTCACGAGCGAGGCCGCCGCGATCGGCGATGCGGTGACGGTGTTGGAACGCGAAGCCGCCAACGATCCTCGCGTTGCGCGCATCCTGCGCGAGAATGCCTTGCTGCCGCCGCTGCGGCGCATCGACCGGGAGGCCGCGCGCTATGCCTGAACCCTGCCCCATGTGCGGTCGCCCGCTGCGCCCGCTGCCGCGCACGCTGCACTCGGTCGTCGTGCGCGAGGAAGGCGCCACCCGCGCCAGGTATGACGGGCCGGGCGAGGTCGTCGGCCGCTCGCCGCTGCGGGTCGAGACCGTCGCCGGCCGGCGGGAGGTCGTGCAGGATTTAGAGGTATGGGATGGCGTGACCGTGCGCAGCGCATGGGCGCCGTTCTGCGCGTCGCAATGCGCCGCCCGGTTCGGCGTCGAGACCTGGCGGGCCGGGGTGCGGCCGGTCGAGCATGGCGGGGTTGAGGTCGAGCCGCCCGCGCTGCCGGCGCCCGACCTGGCCGCGCGCATGGCCCGGCTTATCGAGCACGTCGCCGAGCCCGAGGTTCAGAGCCGGGCGGCGAACCGCATCGAGCGCCAGGCCGAGGCGGGCCACGGCGCCGCGTTAATCCGCAACCCGATCGGCAAGTATTGGCAGCCGCCCGGCAAGCCGGCGCCGGTGCCTGGTCTGTTCAGGTATGACGCGGGAGGCTACCGCATCAGCGACACGCCCGAAGCGAACGAGGCGCGGCGCCAGAAAGCCGCCGTTGCGCGCTTGTCGCTGCCGAAGCGTCGGCCGATGGATGACAAATTGCAGCCGTGGAAAGAATTCCAAATGACGGCGGCGCAATGGCGAGACCTGCCCGACGAGGAACAGCGCAGGCTACGGCAGCGCGCGCACGCGAAGCGATGGGCGCGGGCCAATCGCCCGCCGAAGGCGAACGGCCAGCACCGGCCGGGGCTCTAGCTCGTCAGCAGCGCCGCCAGCGCGCGGCCGGCGCCTGCCTCGTCGAGCGCCACGGCGACGAGCCCGCCTTGCTCGATTAGCCCGAACCCGCCGGCCGGCACGCTGACAACCCGCACCTCGCGCAGCGGGGCCGCCTGACGGGCTACGCCTGCGGGCGGTGCCTCGGGGCGGGCCGGGGCCGGCGGCAGGCTACGGGGGCCACCTGGCGCGGCTGGCGTGGTGACTGGCGCGGCCGGCAGGTCGGCCGGGGCCGCAGGGTTTAGCGCGGTTTCTATTTCCGAAATGACTTCCTCCATCGTCAGGCTCGGCAGCACCGGCAGCGGCTCGGGCGCCGGCTTGCGGGCGAGCGCGTCGAGCCGGTCGTGCAGCCGCACGGCGAGCCGCTCGATGCGCCCGAGCGCAGGTTCAGCCGGCGCCGCGATCGGCTCGACGCCGTGCTGACAACCCATGATCTCGCAAAGCTCGTCAGTCGGGCAGGGGCTCGGGGATCGCGGGCAGCGCATCGCCGCATATTGCCGGGGCGGCGCGCGCCGAGGCGAGGCTAATCCGCGCAGCCGCCCATGATGCTCGCGTTGCCGGCGGCCGGGCTCGCGTCGTGGCACGGCATCGGCAGGCGGTGCGGGCGCCAGGCTGCCCAACGCTCGGCCGCCTCGCGCTTCGCCTGACGGTCGGCCGCCTCGCGCAGCATGGCATGATACTCGCGCAGCATCCGGTCGCCGCGCCGCGCGATGACGAGGAAGGCCCCGGCCGGGGCGGCGGCGAGGAAGATGGCAACGAGCGGCAGCATGGGGGCGGTTCCTGGCCGCGAGGCGCGGCGCCTCGGCATAGCCGCAACTCGATGCCGGCCCGTTGCCCGATCCTGCGATTGCCTAGCGCAGCAGCAGCACCGCGAGCGAGCCGAGGATGATGCCGGCGACGAGCCAGGGTCGGCCGATCATGGCAAGCCTCTCCTTCCCTGCGGTAAGCATCGCCGATTTCCGGTCAGACCGGGCACTAGAGCCAGGTTTCGACAATCACCGGATCATCGGCCGGCGACCGGGCAAGGCAGGTGAGGCCCGGCGGCAGCAGGTCGCGCACCTCGGCCAGCGTCGCGGCGCGCACCAGGCAATTTGTCATCTGCGGTTCGGGCAGCGCCACCCATAGCCGCGCGACGAACATGCCGGGGTGATCGGCCGGGCTTTCGGTCACGACCCATTGCGGCAGGCGCTCGGGAGGAAAATGCGCCTGCGCCTCGGCCGCGCCTTGGCGCACGCGCTCGACGGCGGCGGCATAATCGGCGGCATCGGCGGCAGGCTCTAGGGGCTTGGGCATCGGCACCTCGGGGTGATTGTGGCGGCTTCTACTCACACGCGGGAAGCGCCGAGAGCGCGTGTTAGGCGTCGGGGATTGCCAGGGCTTCCAGCCGCAGCAGCCCCAACCGATAGACCGTATCCCGCAAGCCGGGGCGGTAGGTGTTCATGAACCGCACGGCGCGGTCGGCATCCTGGCGCGTCTCGTGCAGCGGCCCGACCGGCTCGCCGTCGCCGTCCAGCACGGCCCATCGCAGCATTTCAACCTCCATTGTGCTTAGGCGTGAGAAGCGGGTAGCGAGAGCGATTATGCGCGGCGCTTTTTGGCCGTAAGCCCGACCGCGTGTTGAAGGCTGATGCCCGTGTCAGGCACCCGCACGAAGCCGGTGCGGCCATCGTCGTGGGACACATGCTGATATTCGCCCGGTCCCTCCCAAGGCATCGGCTTCAAGGCGTAGCCGTCGCGGGCGGAAGGCTCCGAGAGCAGAACCCACAAGGCGTGGGCTTTGGCGTTCCCGGCGACAATGGCTTGCACCGCCTCATCGAAACCTGCGTGCGTGCGTTCGGTCATGTTCTATCTCCTGGGGGTAAGACGTTAGAAGCCGGTGTCTGGGTTACTTCTCGGCGTGCCGGGCTGCGTCTAGCAGCGCCCGTTCCGTCCGCTGCATTCTGACCAGCGCGGCTTGAAATGGCGCGTTGGCTCCGTCTTTTGCCGCTTCCGGGTGGTCCCTCTCCAACTCCCGCCACGCGAGGCCGACCAGCGAGGCCGCTCCCCTGTAGCCTTTGGCTGCTTCGCTCATTTCAACCTCTCCTGTGCAATCACGCGGGAAGCGCGGTTCAGCGCGTCTTAGGCTTGGGCTTCTGTTTCGCCTTCTGCGGCTTGCAAGAGGCGCAACGGCGGGGATAGCCGGGCGCCTCGGCCCCGTTCAGCACGTCGTCAAACCACTCGCCGCAGCCTTCGCATACGAGACCATCCAAGGCATCGTCAGCAGCTTCGCCCATGTTCATCCTCCATTGTTCTAATCTCGACGACTGCGGTAGAGCGCGCCTTACAGCGCCCCAAGCGACAGGCCGAGGTGGCGCCGCAGGTCGTCAATCTCGTCGAGCCGCTCGGCAAGCTCGTGCCGCAGCCGGTCAATCTCGGCGACTTGCGCGCAGGCGCCCGGCATCGGGCAGCCGATCGGCTCGGGCGTGGTGGCGCTGAACGTGCGCCCGCCGAGCGTCAGCCGCAGCGCCGCGACTTCCTCCCGCAGCCGGGCCGCCTCGCGCTCGGCAGTCTGCGCGATGTCGCGCATGTCGATGAAGGCTTGCAGCAGGGTCACTCGTCGCCCCCTCTTGTCGGGGGCGGCTTGCGCCGCCCCGTGTCGTCGATCGCCGGCAGGTTAGGCGATGCCCCGCAGCGCCCGATATTCCTTCGCGGTGATCGCCTGCGCCGCCCGCCACTCGGCGCCCGCCGGGATGCGGCTCCGGTCCAGCGTCCAATGCACCTCGGCATCGGCGCCCATGCGCCAGGCCGCGACATAAGCCCGCGTCTGCGTCGAGCGGAACACCATGCCCTCGGGGAAGGCTGCGCGGAAATAGAGGGTGCGCGCCTGGTCGGGCTGGCTCGGGGCCGCGACGGGCTCGGCAAGCTCGGCCCGCAGCCCCGCGAGCACCGAACCCGCCACCGCCGCCAGGTCGTCGCGCTCGCCTTCCTCGGCGCCCTCGGGGGGCTCAGCGCCTTCCTCGGGCATCAGCAGGTCGCAGTCGCCACAGATGACGCGCGAGCCCGGCTTGCCCCACATGGCAAGCTCGCAGCCGGTGCAAACATACTTGGCGCGCGTCGTTTTTTTCGCCGCCGGCTTCGCCGCGCATTGCACCTCGCGCCAGCGCAGCGCGAAATCGGGGCTTGCGAGTAGCTCGGTCACGGCGACATCGAAGGGGCCGCCGGCGACGATCCGGTGCGTCATTTTCTGCCCGGTGCGCTTGCCGCTGCCGTCGCTCGCTTCCGGCGCCAGGCCGATAGCGTCCATTTTCGCGGCCCATTCCTCGTTGTGGTAGCCCTTGCGGCTCGGCTTGCCGTGGTGCTGCTGCCAGGCGTGAACCATCTCGTGCGCCAGGGTGCCGAGCGCCTCGCGCACGTCGCCGAAATGGGCCGGGTTCATGGCGATTTCGTCGACCGTCGCGCCGTTCGCGTCGCTGAACCGCTCGGGGCTGAAATAGCCCGCAACGCGGTGCTCTTTCCGTTGCAGGGTTATCAGCGTCGCCGGCAGGCTGCCGCCGAAAAGCTCGCCGTTGAAGTGGTCGAAGGCGGCTTGAAGCGCCTGGTAGGTCTCGCCGGTCGGGGTCGTCGTGTTCATGGTTGCATCGCCTTTCTGCCGCGCCGGTCATTGCCGCGCCGGCTATTTATGGGCCGATGTTTTGCACAACACAAGCGCCAAACGACAGCGGGGCCGCCGTTCCGCTTGCGTTCGCGGTATTGCGATCGGCTCGCGGCGCCATCTCGGTTTTACGGGGTGTTTGACGGGCAAAAAAGAACCCCGCCGAACGAGCCGGCGGGGCTTTAAAGGCTGCGATACAACCTCGCCGGGAACGCCTGGAAGGCGCCGGGATCGGGCGAGCCGGGCTAGGATACCGCGCCGCGAGCCCCGCGCACAGCAGCCAGGCCGCCACATTGCTCCCGCCGCCAACACCCGCACGAGACCGGGCTGCCCGGCTTGCCGAGGCTGGCGCCGCGCACCACCGTTTCGCCTCGGCAGGCGTAGCGCGTCGAGCCCGAGCACCGCACCCGCCAGTATGCCGCAGTATCCTCGATGCGAAGGCCGATCGGCCGGGGTGCGCGCTCGATGACGGTCAACCGGCCGAACGTGCGGCCGGTCAGGTCGCGCAGCGGCTTGCCGCCGCCGTGGCGTCGGGGCGGTTTCATTGCAGCGGGAGCACCTCAACGGGGAACACGCCGCGCTCGACGCCGCCGAGCGCCCGAGCGGCGCCTAGCGACACGTCGATGATGCGGTGCGCCTGGTCGCGGAACGGGCCGCGATCGGTGATCGTCAGCACGACGCGCCGGCCGGTCAGAATGTTCGTCACGCGAACCCGCGTCCCGAACGGCAGGGTGCGGCTCGCCGCCGTCAGCCCGTTTTCGTCGAAACGGGAGCCGTCGGCTGCGCGCCGCCCGTTGAAGTAGCAGCAGTAATAGGACGCGAGCCCGTAGCGCGCCCGCAGGTCGAGCGGCAGGCGGGTTGCGCCTGGCGCCAGCGCAGCGGCCGGGCCGACGAGCGCCAGCAAGCCGGCGAGCGCAAGGCCGAGGGTGCGCGCGCTCACAGCCCGAGCGCCTTGCGTGCCCGCGCGTAGCGGCTGCGCCGATCGTCGAGCCCGTTGCTGCCGCCGTTGATGCGGCGGCTGATGGCGTCGATGTCGCCGGCATCGGCGAGCCGGTTGCAGTCGCTCTCGTGCCAGAACCACGCCGCCGACAGCGAGGCGCCGAGCTTGGTTCGCAGCCAGTCGGGAACATCCTCGGTCGCCAGGTCGAAAGCCTGTGCAACGAGGTCATGGTTCGTGAAGCCGGTTACGCCGAGAAGGCCGGCGCCCCGGTATTTGTAACCGTCGCCGGCATAATCGTTGCCCATGCGCCGCCCATAAACCGCCTCGGCGATCGCGTATTGATCGGCCGGGCGGCCGGGCTTGCGGCCGATGCGATCGGCCAGCCAGGCAGGCACGCGCGCGGGGAATGTGCGCAGCAGGCCCGACACGGAATAGTCGAGACTTTCCGACAGTTTCGTTGCGTCGGCGCTCTCGTGCCCGACCTGCGCCAGCCAGCCGGCGAGGCGCGGCGCCGTGTCGATGTCAAACCGCTCGGTCGCCTCGCGCATCGGCGCGAGCCAGGCGGCGGGCTCGGGATTGGAAGGGAAGCAAGCCGCAAGCACCGCCAGCGACAGCACGGGCATCGTTGCACCCATAGGTTGCTTGCCGGGGCGGCAAGATCAACTAGGTGTAATCGAAGCGCCAACGGCTCGCAATCGCGTGATCGTGCCGGCATCTTGTTGCCACCCCAGCACGGCTCGGGCATGTTTTACGCGCTGTTTTACAGGGTGCCCGACATGAGCGACACGAGCGAAAAGCGCAGCCCCAAGGCTATCCGCGACATGCCCGAGGCGGTGTGGCAGGTCGCCAAAGCCGGCGCCGAGCGCGACGGCGCGACGCTGGCCGACTATCTCGCGCGGGCGATCGCCGAGCTAGAGCGCGGCGAGGCAGAGCGCGCCAGGCAGCGCGCCGAGGGGCCGCGCCCGGTCGATGCCGTCGCTGTGCCGATGGGGGAGGGGAGGGGGGAGGCGCCACCGGCGGGGCCGAGCCTGGCCGACCTGGCGGCGCTGATGTCGGCAACCGCAGCCCTGGCCGCAGCCTCGGGCGAGGCGCTGCCGCCCGACCTGCTGCACGGGGCGGTGCGCCTGCTGCGCGGGGTGCTGCCCCGGCGCCGGCAGGGTGCCCGGCCGCAGGTCGAGCGCGTCAGGGGGCCGGATGGGCGCTATCTGCGGGCGCTGTCCTAGCTGCCGGGCTCGCGCACCGGGAAGCGCAGCGCCGCGACCGTGCCGCCGCGCTCGCCTGCCTGGCGGGTGAAGCTCCCGCGCAGTTGCCCCGCCAGCCCCGCCAGCAGCCGCGCCCCGAACGCGTCGCCCGGCGGCAGGCCGGCGCCGTCGTCGGCGATCGTCAGCGCGTAGCAGCCTATCTCGCGCCGGAAGTCGACGCGCACGATGCCGGGCCGCCCGTCGGGGAAGCTCTCGGCCAGCGCGGCGGCGAGTGTTTCGTGCAAAACAAGGCCGAGTTGCACGCTGCGCTCGCTCGACAGCCGGTGCGCCTCGGCGTCGACGACAACCGCGATCGGCCGCAGCGCCTCGCCCGCCAGGGTCGCCGCCAGGTCGTCGGCGAGGCCATGCACGAGGCGGGCGGTGTCGACCTGGCCGCCATCCGGCGAGGCCGCCGCGAGCGTCATGCGATGATGCACCCGCGCCAGCGCCAGAGCGTGCGCGGCGCCGCGCAGCAGCCCGGCCCGACAAGCGGGCTCGGCGTTGCGGGCTTGCAGCCGCAGCACGGCGACGAGGCTCTGCAAGTCATTTCGGCTGCGGTGCCGGTACTCGTCGAGTAGCAGCGCCCGCGCCCGTTCCGCCTGCTGCGCCTCGGCGGCGGCGAGGCTGGCGCGCGCGAGCGCATGGTGCAGCGTCTCGACGACGCAGGCGATCGCCAAGCCCTGCGCGCTGAACACGAGCCAAGGCAGCACCCATTGCGCCTCGATGCCGGGGCTGCCGAGAGGCGGCACGAACCACAGCGACGCAACCGACGAGGCGCCCGTTGCCACATAGCCCGCGCCGCCGTCGCCGAGCGCCGAGGCTGCCAGGATCGCGCCAAAAAAGAACAGGAAGGGGAAGCCGCCGCTCGGCCAGATTGGCAGCAGCAGCAGCCGCAGGCCGAGCGCGACGGCGACGAATGCCAGCGCCAGGCCCCATTTCGTCGCGCGCGACAGCCTGGCTGTGCGCGGCACCGACTGAACAATAAGTGTCGTGAGAGGCACCGCCTTGCCCTCCTGCCGCTTCCTGCGGCGCGGCGTGCAAAGCCGCCTCTCTCCTGCTAGCCCGTGATGATACACACCCGACGCTTCCGCCGGTTGCTGCTGGCGCCGATGCTGCGATCATACCAAACTTCGCGCCCCGCCCTGGTCACGACGGCGGCGGGCACGATGGAAAACCACGCCTCGTAACCCGCGCGCGTGACGTTCGCCGTGCCCTGGCCGACAAGCCAGGTCTCGGCTCCTGCGCGGGTGACAAGCGCCGGGGCATTGTAGGTCGCCAAAACCTCGATGCCGGCTTGCGTGACCGTCGCGTTCGCCGGGTAGGTCGCAAGCCTCTCGACGCCCGCTTGCTGAACGGTCGTCGTCGTCATGTGACGCGCTCAAGCTGTAGGTTCGCGGCGTTCAGCCCCGCCGCCGTCCATGCCGCGCCGGTCGCCGGGTCGAGCGCCACGATGTCGGTCTGATAGGCCGATGTCGTGCCCGGCGAAATCGTCGCGCCGTTCTGCGTCGTCGCGCCGCTCTTGACGTTGGCGCGCATGGTGGCGGCGCCAGCGTCAGATTTCAAATGGGCATACGTCGCCTGAACCGCATGGATGGTCGACGGCGTGCCGGTTAGTGCCGCGAGGCCGAACGCGTCGAGCGCGCCCGCCGCCGCAGCGGTCAGGTTCGGCGTGGTCGCCAAAACCGCCTTGTTAACGGCGCTGAAATCCGAGGTGCCGGCGCTGCGCGTCCAGCCGGAAATCGACACGTCGCTGCTCGGCATCTGCGGGTCAATGCGACACTCGCCGAGGAAGTCATTCAGCCGCGCGCCGCTGTTGTCGCAGATATAGAGGTCATCGAAAAACGACGTGACGCTGTTTGCGCCGCTGCCGAGGTAAAGCTGCCCGAACCGCGCCGCGCCCGAGGATGCCGTGTTCTGCCCGGTCAGCGCGCATACAGTGGCGCCGTTCACGCGAACCTCGATAGTGCCGGCCGAGGCGTGCGCGACGGCTTTAAGCTCGACGTAGCACCATATACCGGGCCGGGCGACGGGGGTTGGCGAAGTGAATAGGGAGGTCGTGACGCTTGCGGTGCTGGTGCGGTTGACGCCCAAAAACCCCGAACTGTCGCTAAAGACGTTGACTTGAACGGCGTTGCTGTTCGTCGCCGTGTCTTTTAGCTGGAAATAAATCCCGCTGGAGCTTGGGAACCAGCCCATGCCGACGATAACTGTCGACGGCGGGGTGCCGGGAATAGTCATCGCGTGAGCCGGCGTGTTGAAGATCGTGTTCGCCGACTTGCCGCTGCTGCCCGGCACTCTCGGGCTTTGGTTTACCCCGTTCCAAGTCGAGCCAATCCAACCGCGCTTCGTCACATCGCCCGCCGAGCCGTAGAGGTCGAAGCCGTCCATGAAAAGCAACGCCATACTCGCGTCTCCTACGCTACAACCTTGGGGCCGATTTGCAGCGCGTCGACGGCGGCGGTTGTCCACGCTGCGCCGGTCGCGGGATCGGTCGCCAGCCAGCCGCCGAGAAACTGATAGGTCAGGCCCGGCGCTGCGTTGCTCGCCGCCGCGACTTCCGTTGCGCCCGACTTCGCTTGCACGCTGATGGTGCGCGCGCCGCTGTCAGATTTCCGCGCGATGACGAACGGGATAACGCCCGTCACCGCAGCCGGCGCGATGCCGAGCGAGGCAAGCGAGGCGAAGGAATACAAATCTTCCGCGCCGACCGTGCTCGAAAAAACATAGGTGCTATCGGCATCCTGCGTGCTGTCATTGACCAACGATGCGTTGTCGATACTCGTAAGATTGGCGCTGTAGTAAAGCGAGTTGACCGAAGTTGATGCGGTGCCGCCGCCGACATAGGCTGTCGGAAAGCTGGCGCCGTAGGTGGCCGCAAGTGTCGTGCGGGTGAACGTGCCGCCGACGCCATTGAATGTTCCGGATGCTGCGGCGGCGCTACTCCATACCGCTATCCAGTAGGCGGTATTTTCGACGACGCCTTGCGGTGATGGTGTCGCCCCCGCCGTCGCTTGCGTGCCGAGCGTGAACGTATTTACGCCCGTTGAGGGGTTCGTCACAGATACCCCTTGCGCCATGATCGCGCCGGGCGCACCGGCGCTGTCAGCGTACAGAGCCACGTTCAGCGCCCCGGTGATCCCGGCGGCAAGTGACAGCGCGATGGTAGAGCATGTCCCCGTGTACGGGGCGGTCGTCTTATACCAGCCGATGACGTTGGCGCCGGGTCCGGTATTGGTTGAGGTGCCGGTTGAAAGCTGCCCCCACGTTGCCGCCGCCGGGCTGGTCGAAAACTGCTGCTGAACCGTCGCGCTCGGCGCTTGCGTGATCGCGCGCAAATCGCCGGGCCAGTCATTCGGCGCGGCCCCGCTACCCGAGCAAATAAACAGGTCGTCTATCTGCGCGGACAGACTGATGTTCGTGCCGATCGAAACCTTGTTGACGTAGCTGTTCGCGCTCGCCCGCGTGTTCTGCCCGGTCAGATTGATAACGGCTGTCGTGCTGCCGTTCTTGCGCATCTCGCATGTGCCGACAGTCGGTGAAATGGTGATCTTGAACTGCCAGCTATCCCATGACGCGCCCGGCGCGGTTCCTGCCGGCGAGTTGCCGAGGAAGGTTCCGAGCGATGTTCCCCGGTAGAAATCTTGGCTGCCATCCTCGTTGAACCGAACGGTCACTTGTGCCGTCGTGCCGTCGTAGAACGTAATCCACAGGTAGTTTGACGCGAGCGAGCCGGCGCCTCGTTTCGTCCGCAGCGAACAGAAAATGGTCGCCTCGTTGGTGGCGAAGGTTTTTGTAAGCTGCGCTGTCGTTGTGGCGTTATTGGCGAGTGATAGCGCCCCGCCAACGCCGAACGCCGTATTTGCGGCGCTCGAAAGGGTTATGGCTCCCGTTGCAACGGTGTCCCAGCGTTCGGCCAAGTCGCCCGTCCCCGAGTAGGCATCGAAGCCGTCGGCCCATAGATACGCCATTAGTTGCGGCTCCCTGCCAGCGAGATTGCAATGTCGGCGAGCGCCGCATCAGCGGTCGCCGGCCCGGTGATTGAGAGCACGTCGCCGGCCGCGAAGCTCGTCGCGCTTGCTACGGTCACGGTCGCCGTCGCGCCGGATGCGGCGAATACCATCGTGCCGAACGCGACGCCGCCCTTGTAGAGCGTCAACGTGGTCGAGCCCGTCGCCGCCGTGCCCGCCTTGGCATAGCTGCCGGCCGCGCCAGCCGGCACGGTGAACGCGCGCGGCGCCGCCAGGCGCAACACGGTCTCGGCGTTGGTCATCAGCCCTTCAACGAACAGCGTCACGTCATAGGGTGCGCTTGTCCATGCCGGGTTCGCGGCGGCGCCGCCCGTCGTCAACACCTGGCCGGCGGTGCCTGGCGCGAGCACGGTCCAGGCCGAGCCGCTGCGGTAGAGAACCGCGCCCTGCGTCGCGCCGAGGTCGTCTAGGTCGAGCGAGAGCGCGTCGCCGACGAGCTTGACGCCTGCGCTCGCCGCGACGGTGACGCCGCCGCGCACCGTGTCGCTCGCGGCCGGCAGCGTGTATGCCACGCCACCCGCCGCCGCAGCCGCAACCGCATGAACGTGCGCCGTCGTCGCAAGCGTCGTGCTGTCGTCAGCCGTGGCCGGGGTCGGCGCGGTCGGCGTGCCGGTGAAGGCCGGCGACGCCTTGGGCGCGTAGGGCGTGAGGTCGGTTAGCTCGGCGATTAGCGCCAGGTCGACGGTTAGCGCGTCGCCCGTCAGCACGAGCCCGCTTGTCCCGGTCGCCACCTTGACGCCGCCGCGCACCGTGTCGCTGGCTGCCGGCAGCGTGTAAGCCGAGCCAGCCGCCGCGTCGGCATACGCCTGCGTTGCAAGCTGCGTCCCGCCGGCGCCTGCCGTGCCGGTCGGGCCGGTCGGGGTGCCGGTGAAGCCCGGCGAGGCCAGCGGCGCCTTCCCGGCGAGCGCCGTCGTCACGGTCGCGGCGAAATTGGCATCATTGCCGAGCGCCGCCGCAAGCTCGTTCAGGGTGTCGAGCGTGCCAGGCGCCGAGGCGACGAGCGCGTTGATTGCTGCCGTCAGGTTCGCCGAGGTCGCAAGGCCCGTCGTGTCGACCGACAGAACGCCCGTCACCGCGTCGACCGCGAGGTTTGTCCCGACTTTGTAGCCGCCGAGCGTCGACGCCGAGCCGATCGGCAGGCTGTAAGCCGTCGGCCCCGTCACCGTGCCGAAGCCGAACGCCGCCAGGCCCGACGCCGAGCCGTCGAGATACAGGAAGGCGGCTTGCCCCGGCGCAATGGTGACGGTGCTTGCCCCGCGCACGAGGCCGACGCTCTGGCTGCTGCCGCTGTCGAGCGTGACGAGCAACATGCGTTTCACGGCTGGCAGCGTCAGGGTTCGGCCGACGACGGCGGCGCCCGATAGCGCGATGACTTGGTATTGCCGAACCTGCGCCGTCGTCGCCGTGGCGTTGCCGCCCGTCAGGCTGAATGACAGCCGATCGGTTAGCGCCCGGTCGAGCGTGTCGATGCTGTCATTGAACTGTTGGAATTTCTGCGCGCTCGCCTCGGCGATCGTCGGCAGCGCAAACCCGCCGGTTGTCGTCAATGCCTTACTCTCCTAGACCGTCGCCGTTGCGGGATAGCCGCGCCCGACAAGCCCGCTGCGCTGATACACGCGCACCGTCACCTCGGCGCCAGGCGTCAGCCCGTCGCTTGTCTGCTGTGCCGCCGTGTAGGACAGCGCCGCGCCGGTCAGGCCGGTATAGGTGCGCAGCACCGCGCCAAGCCCGTTGAGCACCTCGGCGTCGTAGCTCTCGGTTTCCTCGCCGAGCGGAACGCTTTCGGTGTTGTCGCTCCACTCGCCGCCGAGCCTGGTGCGCCGTATCCACGTCACCGCCAGGTTATTGGAGCCGTCGCGGGTGCCCTTTAGGTGCGTCGGCGCGTAGGGGGTCTCGGCCGCGCCGGCGAATACCGTCGGCAGCGCGTTCGTCGCGTCGGTGCTGTCGAATAGCCCCATCGTCTTAATGTAGCGCGGCGCGTTCAGCGCCTCGTTCGGCACGCTCGCCTCGCGCAGCGCGTCGGTGACGAGCACGAACCTGTCGCCGGTCGCGTGCCCGCTGGTCGCGCGCTCGCTGCCGCGCCGGCCGCGCATCAGCACCGACAGCCGATAGCGGTTGCTCCCGAGCGGCTCGACGGTCTGGAATTGCAGCACCTCGGCGAGCCCGGCCGAGGTCACGAGCAACGCCGTATTCGCGCCGTCGAGCATCTGTTCACGCGTCACGCTCGCAAGCTCGTCGCCGCCGTTGCTCATGCTGACATCGAGCACGTTCCAAATGTCGGTTATGCCCGCGTCGGCGACATCGGCCAGCGCCGACAGCGCCGAGCCGGTCGGGCTCGCCTGCGATACCGTCGTGAGGGTGCCGAAATTGGCCGTCGCGCTCGTGCTGACGAGGTAGGTCGCGCCCGAGAATTTCTGCCCCGGATAGGCCGCCGCCCCGGCATAGATGCGCAGCGCCGCCCCGCCCGCGTCGTCGGCATCTTCTAGCAGCGGCAGCGCGAATAGCTCGGGCTGCACGCTGTAGGGGGCCGGCAGGCCCGGCACGAGGTAGGGGTTGCCCGCGTCGCCTGGCGCCGTGACGCTTACGAGCGACGCATCTTCCACAACGCCCGTAACCGACAGCGTGTAATCGGCGCCGATGTCGACGCGAGAGACGCGCAGCCGCGCCAGGTTCACGCCGTCGGGCAGGCCGACATTCACCACATCGGCGGGCTCGATCGACAGGAAGGCCGGCGGCAGCGCGATTGCGCCGAGGGTCTCGCGCTCGGCCCACGTCATCAGCAGCGCGCGCTTCGCCATGGTGCGCGCCTCGTCGGCCGACATGATTAGCGCGGTGTCGGCCGAGACATCGGTGCTGCTGTTGATGACGCGCACCGATGCCGGCCCGGTCACGCGGGAATACTGCTGCGTCCCTTGCTGGTAGCCGTTCGTCGGGTCGGGATACCGCAGCGTCACCGCTCGCGGCAGGTCATACGCCTGCGTCCGCGCCGGCTTCAACGCCCGCCCATCGTTGCCCGCTAGGATGCGCGAGTAAGGCACCGTCGCCACCGGCGAGCCGCCCCGCTTCACGAATTTGATTTGGTCGCCGCTCTCGACGCTATCGAAAAGGAAGGCCGCGCCAAGCTGCGCGATCGCGTCGCGGCCGGGCTGCGCCGTCACGAGGTAGCCCCGCACCTCGTCGCTGGTGAGTTGCGACACGTCATAGTCGGCCGGCGCCATGCCGCAGTCGTCGCATATATCGGCCACGACATCGGCGAGCGGCACGCTGTCGGCCGAGCCGAGACCTAGATAATACCGCGTCATGCCCGCCGTCGTGGTGCTCCACACGAGCCCGGTCACGCTGTCGAATGCCTGGCTCCCGAGAGGCGAGCCGTTGAGCGTCGCCGTGCCGTCGGGGAAATAGGCGGCGGCCGGCAGCGCGCGGCTCGTCACGGTGCCGCTGCGTAGGTCGACCGTCTGCATCGTGCTGAACGTGGCGTAGCTATAGCTCGTCGACAGCAGGCGGCTCCGGCCCATCGCGCTCCCGGCCGGCGCCGGGGCGCTCGTGCTCCAACGAACGGCGCCGGTGCGGGACACGGACACGATGCGCGTCGCCGGCGCCGTGCCGCCGCCCTGCGCGCCATCAGAGCCAACATGCAAGATCAGCGCATCGTTCGCCCGGTCGTACTCGGCTTTTACCACCTCTAGGCCCGAGCCTTCCGACGCCACAAAGCCAGCGTCAGCGAATGACAGCGACCATGCCGGCGCGAACGTCACGAGCGCCGGGCCGAGCGACATCAGATAGCATTCGACGGTCGGGCTGAACCCAAGGAAATGATACCAATTCAGCAGCCAGCATTCGGTGTAGCCGAGCGCGCGCTTGCCCTCGATTGCCTCGTTGTGCGCGAGTAGCCCGGTATATGTCAGCGTCGGCGCCGTGCCGTCGTCATCGGCGCCCCAAACATATTGCAGCATCCCCGAGACCGCGCCGCCGAGCGTCGACGAGGGGCCGAGAAAAACCATCGGCCCGCCGAACATGAACGTCAGCACCGGCATATCGGCGATGCCTTCCGCCGTCAGCACCCGGCAAACGGTGACGTTGACGACGGCGCCGTACATGCGTTCGGCCAGCGACAGGTTCGGGTAGTTAAAGGCATACGCGAGCGAGCCCCATTTCGCGGCGGCTTTCAACGTCGTCGGGTCGATCGCAACGAGCATCTGCCCGTGAACGCCAGGGTCGGAAAGCACGCCATACAGCAGCGAGCCGTCGGCGCTGCCAAGTTGCGACCAATAGGGAAAGACGCTGCCGGGGGAATAGGTCGGCGGAACGGTGATGCCGGTGCCGGCGAACGTCTCAGTCACCGACACGGCGCGCGTCGTCTCCATCGGCAGGCCGTAGCTTTGCTCGATGTATCCATCCTGCCCGAACGTGCTGCTGCCCGAGCCAATGACAGAACGGTAAATCGCGCCGCGCGTGCCATCGAAGGCGGCGGCGCTGTTGTGGTTCGCCACGCCGACAGGCAGCGCGCCGACGGTGCCCGCCGTCAGCCCGAGCATCCGGGTTGCGACGCCGCCGCCCGAGCCGGCGAAAGCAATCTCTGCGCTGATGTTCGGCAGGCGGTTGCCGAACGGCGCCAGGTTGACGCCCTCGCAAACGATGTACACGAGGCCCCGGAAGGCCGGGCACCGCTCGGCGCCGACGGTCTCGGCAATCAACGGGTCGGGTAGCTGCGTCTCGCTGCCGCTGTAGAAGCGAAACGGGAATATCGCATTGCCGAGCGCGTTCGCCGCGACGGCTTGCAGAATGTCGTCGTTGAAACTGCCGCCGATGCCGTCCATCGTCGGGTCGGTGACATCGAAAACCGGCTTGCCGTCAGCATAGATTTTCAGGATGCGATCGGCCGGGCCAATGGCGAAGGCACAAGCGAAGTTTGCGCTGTAGGTATAGGCGACCGATCCGGGGCTTTTCATCCCCTTGCCTTTTTTGCCGCTGGTCTCGGCGGGGTGCTCGTGGATGCCGTCGGTCCAAATGTAGTTTGCCGGCAGGCGATACACGCCCCAGCCGCGCGGGATCGGCAGGCCATACGTCCCCGTCGACATCTGCACGTCGCCGAGGCGCGGCCCCTGCACCGGCGCCGTCAGCGCCATATCGGCTTGCCCGCCGGCATAGGTGCCGATCGCGCTCGACGCCGCCACGAACAGCGCGAGCGAAATGCCGCCGGTGAACGGCGCCAGCGCATAGCCCGCGATCGCGCCGACGAGCCCGCCGACGGCGGCGCCTGCCCCGTTGCCCATGGTCTAGCCCTCCAAAGCCGGGTGCCGGTACGCGCGCCGCAGCAGCGGCCCCATATCGGCCGACAGCGGTTCCTCGCGCACCTGGCGGCGCCGCATGTGCGCGTGAATGACAGCCGGCACGTCGCCGTACATCGTCGAGCGAATGCCGAGGTGCGCGATGTGCAGCCCGTCGGCGAACAGCAGCACGTCGCCGTCGCGGGTGCCTGCCGTGATGTCGCCGGTATGCTCAGGGTCTAGCGGCACCTCGCGCCCCTGCGCGTCGATGTGGTCGAGCATGTCGCTGCCACGGTAGCCCCGCGCATAGATCGCATCGGCCAGGTCGAGCCCGGCGGTGCGGAAGCTGACGAGCACGAGCCCGACGCAGTCGAGGCCGTGTTCTGTGCGGCCCATGTGATGCCAGCGCGTGCCGAGGAAGCCGCGCGCAGCGGCGAGGATGGCGGCAACGCGCACCGCAGCCTCGCCGCTCATTTCTTACCCGCCGCGCCGGCGCCGGCCGGGAAGCCGGCGAATAGCAGCGTGTTCGCGCCAGGCACGAACGGCTCGCCCCTGAAATTCACGGCGTTGCCGAACTTTGCGACGCAATCCTCGTCGAGCCGCTTTTGACAGCCGGCGGTGACGGTGAACGTGTCGCCGGCCGCCGTCACATACGGCGGCGGCAGAAATAGCGTCATCATGCTGCCGGTCCAGTCGAGCACCTCGCGGCGCACGTTGAGGTTCAAGCCGCTGGTGAATATCAGCACGCCCGCCGTGTAATAGTCGGCGACGCCTGGCAGGCCCGAGGCGAGAAACCGCGTGCTGCTAGCAGGCGAGGCCGCGACGGCGCCGGTGTGCGTAAAGGCCGCCAGGTCAACCTTGCATTTGTCGTCGCCGAGTTGCGTGCGGCAGGTCGGGCTATAGAACGCGCCGACGCGCTGCGCGAGTAACTGCGCGAGCCCGCGAAGCGTCGTGTTGACGCTGCCGAGGTCGCCGGTGACAACCTCGCCGATCCAGCCCCGGCGCAACTTCATCTGCCCGGCATCGGGTGCTTGCCAGTTGCAGGCGAACAGCCGGATTTCGGCATAATCCCAAAGGCCGCGCCGCACGTCATCCTCGGTTATCCCGAGCGTGTCGGCGAGCCCTTCCATGTCCACATTGTCGACGCTGCCGTTCGCCTGCTGTTGGATCGCCGAGCGCATGAACCCGCCGGCCGCCCGATAGACTTCGCCGCCGATCAACAGCGGCTCGTCGTGGTCGGTGAACGTGTATATGGCGCCGTCCTGCCGCACGATGCGCCAGCAGGTCGCAAGCGTCGTCGCCTCTAGCGCGAGGTGCGAGGCCAGGCCGCCCGAGGCTCTCATTCGCGCAACTCGATGATGTCGAGATTGACGGTGCCGATGTCGATTTGGTCGAGCGTCAGTTTGTATTCGTCATTGTCGAAACGCACGGGAATGTCGAATTGCCCGCTCCATGTCGCGCCGCCGCCGGCGCCGGTGACAACGCCCGTCGTGCTGTTCACCGTGCCGCTCGTCAGCGCGTAGCTACCGGCGACGGGCCGGGTGATCGGCCGCAGCAGCGTGACGCCGCCGCTCGTGTAAGCCTTGGCGAGATACTTGTTGCCCGTCGTCGGGTCGGTCCAGAGCGGCGAGCCGGCCGGCGCGATGTAGTCCGACCAATCGCGGAACAGCCAGCCATAGAGCCGCCCCTGCCGGGCCATGAAAAACGACAGTAGCTCGTCGAATGCGTCGCTGTCGCGCGGCCCGCTGCTGACGCGCCATTTCGCGCGCGGCAGGCGCCAGTTGCCGACGCGTTGCTCATACCCGCCGAGGGTCGTCGCAATGCTGGTCGAGAACATCGGCCCGCCCTCGGCGCCTTGCTCGATGGTGCTCGGCAGGCGCACCGCATGGAAGGATGCCATGGCTTACAGTCTCCGCGAGGCGGCCGAGAGCATCGCCCCGATGTCGCTCGCAATCTGCCCCTGGCTCTTGCGGAACGTGTCGGGGTTCGGCGTGGTGATGTTGAACACGGGCGCCAGGGTGACAGCCCGCCCGCCGCGCCCGCCTGCCAGGCTACGCGCGACGGCGCCCTGCTGCGCCTCGGTCAAAACCAATTCTTTGCGGCGGAGCACGGCCGGCACCTCGTCGGGCAGCAGGCTAGGCCGCGCACCGACGACGCCGCCCGAGTGATAGCGCGGCGCCTCGCGGAAGATATGCGCCGGCAGCGCGCGGCTCTCGGCGAGAGCTTCCGCCAGGCCGCCGGTGTGACCGACGATTGCCGGCAGCGCCTCGCTTATGACGCTGCCCGTCGCGGCGCCGCTGCCCATATAGGCGCCGGTAGCCGCGTCGACCGCGCCGCCCGCCGTGGCACCCGAGCCGCCGGCGCCGCCCGAGCCGCCGCGCAGCCAGCCGCCGATTGCCTGCACGAGCCCGCCGCCGCTGGCACCGCCGCCGCCGATCGTCGCATAGCTCCCGCCGAACAGCGCGTTTTTCAGCGGGTTGAGCACGGCGAGCTTTAGAAACTCGTTGCTCAATTCCTTGACTGCCGAAATGCCCGCCTTGCGCCAGTCATCCCATTTCCCGGTGCCGAGCGCGTCGGCCGTCGCCAAGCCGATTTTGTCTAGCGCGCTGCCCGCCGCGTCGCGCAACTCTCGGTAGCCCTCGACCTGCTGCTGCACCCGCGTCGTCATGTCAGCAATGAGCTTGGCATTCTCGCGGAACCGCTGCCCATCCTCGGCAGAGACGCCAGGCGTGCGGGCGAGGAATTGCTGCGCCCGCAGGTCAGCCATTGCCCGGTTCATGTCGGCGTCGCTGGCCGACGCCATGCTGCCGGCGAGCCCGAGCGCGGCGAGGGTATCCCGCTGCCCTTCCGCCGCCTGCCCGAGCCTGGCGCGGCTCTGCGCCGCCGTCAGGTCGTCATATCGCTTCGTCAGCCGCTCAACCTCGGCCGCCCGCGCCGCGTCGCCGGTGATACCCGAGCGCCGCACCTCGTCGAGCGCCCGTTCGGCGTTCTGCTGCCGGATCGCGGCTTGCGTGCCGCCTTCCCATGCGACGGCGACGCGGTTCTGCGCGTCGATGGTGCGGCCGAGCGCGTCGGTCTGCTGCCCGTATTCCTGCGTCATGCCGCGCAGGGTCTCGGCGACAACCTTGCCGCGCGCTGCCACAACGTCGGGCTCGTTGCCGGTTTTGCCCGCCTGCTTCATCGCCTCGTCAAACTCGGCGACGCGCTGGCGAACCGCACGCATCGTCGGGTCAAGCTCGGCCCCGGCATCGTTCTGCCGCGTCAGGCTGTCGGTGTATTGGTCCTGCACCGGCCGCAGCCGCTCTAGCTCGCTGCGCAGGCGCTCGACTTCCTGCGTCCGGTCGCGGAAGTCGGCCGAGCCGCTCGGCGTCGCCGCGAGGTCGCTTTCAGCGGTCGCCAGCCGGCGGGCCGCCTCGTCGCGGGCAGCGCCGGGCAGGCCACGGTCGCGCGCTTCCTGTAGCCGGCCCGCCGCGCCGCCGTCGGCATCGGCCGCCATCGGGCCGGCGCTCGGCGGGGGCGGGGGCTGCGGGGGCGGGAGCGGCAGGCTGTCGGCCGAGGTCGTGGCGGCGCCGGCCGCCGTGCCTGGCTGATAGCCCCGCAGCAGAACGCCCGCCTGCTGCGCCCTGGCGAGCGCCTCGGGGCCGGCGGCAAACGGGCGCTCGTAATACTGGCTGACGACGGCGCCCGCCTCGGCGGCTGTCGTGGTGCCGCGCAGCCGGTCGCCGGCCGCACGCTCGGCGCCGGCGGTTAGCTCGTGCTGCACGAAAGCGAGTTGCTGTTCTGCCGTGCTCTGGCGAATGTCGGTTCCGGCGAAGTCTTTAAATGCCGCCTGCCGATCGGGGTGCCATTGCGCCAGGCCGAACGCCTTGCCCCGATCGCCGCTGCGCGTCGGGTCCATGCCGCTTTCGGCGTTCAGGTTCGCCACAATGCCGGCGGCTTGCTCGCGCGACCAACCTTGCGAGGTGAAATAGTCGATCGCGGCGTTGGCGCTCGGGCGCGGCGCTGCCGAGGCACCGGCGCCGCCCTCGGGGCCGTTCCACAGCCGCCCGAGCAAGGATTGATTGCCGAGGGTGCCGCCGCCGACTGCCGGGGCGCTGCTGCCATCGCCGGCGCCGAACACCATGCGCCCTTGCTTTAGGCTCTCGGGCAGGTTCAGCCAGCCGTCGCGCAGGTCGCGCAGGCCCCGCACGGCGTCCGCCGCTTTGCTGATGACGGTTGCCAGCGCGCCGGCGATCGCCTGGCCGAGCCCGTCGGATGCGCCCTGCGCCGCGTTGCCGGTGCGCGTAAGCTCGTTATTGAGCTTGTTCCACGCTGCCTCGAAAGCCGTCGCCGGCTTCGCGTCGAGATTTTCCCGCAGCCTGGCGGCGACGGCGTTCGCCGCTTCCCATGCCCGGCCGCTCGACTGCAACGCCTGAACGTGCCGGATGAAATCGCCATCGAAGCCCCGGATGCCCTCGGCGCCTTCCTCGAAATACCGGCGGGCGGCGGCGGCCGGATCGCGCAGCGCCTCGGCCGCGCGCGTCGCGCCCTGCGTCACGTCCTCGCCGAACCTGGCGCCGAGGTCGCGCGCGAGCTTGCCCATCTCGACGAGGTTTTCCCGCGTCGCCTGGAAGCCCGGCACCTGCGCGAGCCGGGTTAGCGCCGTGCGCGCCTCGTCGGTGCCAAGCGCCGTCGTCTCGCCGAGCGTGTGAGCCGCCGCGCTGATTTCACGGGCTGCACCCATATAGTCGCGCTGCGCGCCCTGTAGCTGCGGCCCAAGCCCGTTCACCGCGCGTTGCTGCCGCTCGGCGGCAAGGGTGACTTCCGCCAGGCCGCCGGCGACGAGCGCCAACGCACCGCCCGCCAGCAACGGAACGGCGTTCTGCCGCAACAGGCTGAAAGACTTGCCGACGCCGCCGACGGCATCGACCGCTTGCGGCGCCTGCTGCAACAGCGGCCGGAACAAGCCGCCGCCGCTGCCGACCTGCACGGCGAAGTCGACGAACTGCGCCGTCAGGTTTTGCACCTGATAGCCTTGCAGTTTGATCGCGCCGGTCGCCGCCTCGGCAGCGGGCACGATGCCGAGATACCGTTGCCGCGCGAGGTTGATTAGCTCGGCGTGCCGCTCATGCGTGATCCGGCCGGCATCGAGCCCGCGCTGCAAGCCCGCCTGCGCCCGGCTGAAATCGTATGCCGCCCGCGCCCCGGCATCGAGTTGCCGAACGAGCTTGTCGAGCCCCGTCGTGCCTTCCAGCCGGCGGCCGAGGTTATCGCCCGCCTGGCTGGCGCTGCCGAGGCTGTCTTTCAGCCGCTCGTTTGCGCCGATGATCCGGCGCGCGCCGGCTTCATAGTTGCCGGTATCGAGCCCGAGCGACAGCAGAGTGACTTGTTCGGCCCCGGTTGCCATCAGTCAGTCGCTCCAATCTTCGTCGTCGGCTGCGGGCAGGCTTTCCGACATGGCAGCGCGAAACTCGCTGTCGAGCACGCGCAGCGCCGCCAGGTCGAGCGACGACAGCCGCCGCCCTTGCAGGCGGCACCATGCGTCGATGTCGGCGAACGTGATTGCTTGGGGGGAACCGCTGTCGGTCCAATGGCGGGCGCCCGATAGCGCGCAGAACACGCGCCAGAGCATATCCGCGCCGGGCGGTCGCGTCGGGCCGGGAAGCCCGGCAGGCGCACGCCCGGTCTGCCGTTGCGCCGCCTCATAGTGCGCGCGCAGGCTGCCGCCACCGCGACGAGGCGCGGCAAGGCGGAATTCGTGCCTGGCATAAGCGACTAACTGCGCCAGCCAGGCGGGATGAAATTTCCCTCGGCATCCAGAAACGCGACGGCTTGCGTGCGCAGCCAGCGCAAATCGGGGTTGTTCCACAGCGAGCGCGCCGTGGTGAAATCGCACACGGCGTCGATGCGCTGGCCGGTCGGCGCGACGAGTTGCCAGCCGACCGTCAGCCGCGCCAGCATTTCGCCGAGGTCGTCGTAATCTTCCTGCGGGGAAGGCAGCCGGCCGGTGCGGCGTAGCTTTTCCTCGCGGGCGAAGCGATGGTCCTGCGCGGCGCGGCTGTTCCAGCCGAGCAACTCGATCCAGCACATTTCGCCCGCCTCGTCGGCGATGCGCCGGCCGGTGCCGGGGCGGGTCGGGTAGAATTTGGCCGAGAGGTCGGCCGGCAGCGCGAGGTCGTCGAATAGACCGGGCATGGGGATGCGTCCTGTATTGTGCAAAACGTGTCCGGTCTCTACCGGCCGAGGCTTGCGCGCGCCTGCCCGAGCGCGGCACCGCCATCGGCCGGCAGGGGGCCGCGCATCAGCGCAGCCCCGCCGGTATTGGGCACTCGGTCGCCAGGTTAGGCGGCGACAGCCGTATCAGTGATGCGGATTGTCGACGCAGGCTTGTCGCTGTCGCCGCCGAGGTATTCAAGCGCCTGGAACGCGCAGGTCACGGGCTGCGACAGGTCGCCGCGAATATCCTCGTCGGCCGAGTTGAGTTTCACGCGCGGCAACTCGATGGTGATGCTGTCGCCGCCGGTCGTCGCGTTCGTCACAACGAGCGTAACCGAAACCTCGGTTTCATTCTCGAAAATGGTCGCCGCCGTGTCGGCGTCGTCGAGTAGGAATGTCAGCGTCCCGTCGACCTGCGTTGTGCCCAGCAGAATGTCGGGCGGGAACGCCTGGCCGAGCACGGCGGGCGCCTCGCTGGCGGTTGCGACGCTGACGGTCGCCGCCGTCACGAGGCCGACCGCAACGCCGTCGATGCTGATGCTGCCGCCGAGGCTGTTGCACACTTCCGTCGTGGTCGCCGCCGTCGGCCCGGTCAGGTAGGGCGCAGCGCCCGCCGAGAGGGTCTTTCGGTTGCGGCCGAGCACCATAAACTCGACGGTCGAATTGCCCTCGGCCGGCACCGACAGGCGAAAGCCCGTCACGCGCATTTCGGTATAAAGCCGCGACTTGTCCAAGTCGGTGTTGTACCGCTCGACGGCGAGCTTGCGCCGCACATGACCGCTCGCCGGCGCGGTGACGCTGAACCCGTCGGTCGCCGACGCGCGGGTGCCGCGCAGCGCCGCCTCGATCCAGTCAAAATAGGTGCCCGGCGAAAGCTCGCCGCCGATCGTGCCCTCTACCCGGCGCGAGGTGCGGCGGCTGCTGCGCACCTGGCGCGACGGCAGGATTTCGGCCGAGCGGGTGTTATTGACGCGCAGGTTCAGCGAGGCGCTCGTGTAGCGCAACACCTGGCCGCCGGTAGCGCCTGGCGCGGTCGCCGTGTCTGCCTCGGTATTCGTCGCCATCGTGCCGACGGAATAGAATTTGTAGCGCAGGCTTACGCCCGAGCCCTCGGCGATCGTCATGCGGGGGTTTCCCTTGGAAGCTCAGGCTTGCCCAAAGCCGGGAGGAACGGGCGCCGGTGCCGACTAGCCCCGGAACCGGAAAACGAAGGCGGCAATGCCGCTGCGCACCCACCACGCGCCATCTTCCGACGCGCCCGGCTGCTGCAATGGCATCGAGCCGATAAAGGACAGCGCGCCGGCGCGGGTGCCCCGGAACACGCCAAGCGCCTCGTCGAGTAGCCCGAGTGTCACGGTCTCGCCGGTGCCGCGCGCGCCGAACACGCGCACCACGACAGAACCGCCAAGCTCGCGCTCGGCCAGGCCGGGGCCGCTGCCGAACGCGACTGCGCGCTCGTCGTCAAACTCGATGCTGACGTGCAGCCACGCCGCCGTGTCGCCGCGCGAGGGTGTCGCAAAATCTGTATTGCTATGGAACAGCACCGGAACGCCCGCCGGCGCAGGCCAGCGCGCGAGCCATGCCGCCTCGATAGCCGCAACCGCGTCGGTGTAGGGGTTCGCCATTATGCCGCCTGGTGCTCGCGTATCAGGATGCCGGGAAAGCGCACGTTGGCATCGTTCGCGCGCGCCTCGGCCGATCGGGTCGAGCGGCCCCGGTGCCGCTTCCGGCCGGTCTCGCGTCGGCCGCTGCCGCCGAGGTCGAAATAGTTGAAATCGAAAGTCGCCAGGCTGCGGTGCGCCGCGCGAAGCCGCATACAGGATTGCTCGACGAAATGCTGCTGAACCTGCACGACGAACGGGCTGCCGTCGGCGGCATTGCCGACTTCCAGCCGGCGGGCATAAGGCGCCGCCACCACCACAACAGCCGAGGTTGCCAAGCGCGGGATTGGATCGTGCCGGCCGATTTCGTCGCCCTCGATCAACGTAATTACGTTCCGCTTCCATGCGCCGCTGCGCTCGGGGCCGTGCTCGGTCAGCCACTCGACGGTGCGAATGACCGCTTCCGCCAGGTAGCTCCAATCGAGTAGCACCCGGCTGTTGTGGCCGACGGCGGCGAGGTCGGCGTGCCGCCTGCCGTCAACGATCATATCGGCCAGGTCGGGCGCAATGCCGCCAGAGCGCGCGGTTTGCTCGGCGACGACGCGCGTGCGGGCTTCCGTCACCGCCTCGCGCAGCCGGCGGGCTGCCAGGTCGGGCAGTAGGTCGCGCGCCACGACATCGAGCCGCGTCCCATTGTTCCGAAATGCCATGTCAGCCGCCCCGCACGGCGAGGCTGTAGCCGATAAGCTCGGCGCCTTCGTAAACGGGGCTGGCGAATAGCACGGTCCAGCTATTGGCCGTCGTGCGTAGCTCGTCGGGGTTGCGCGGCGGCACCGGGAAGCCGGCCGCCGTCAGGTCGGAAGCGAGCAACTCAACCCGCGCATCGCCTTGCCGCAGGTTCGTGCCGGCAAGCTCGTCGGGGGCATACCGCGTCAGAACGCCCGTCACGGCGGCCGGCGATCCCGCGCCGCGCCGCAGCGTCAGGGGGCGGCCGAACATCGTCACAAGCGACGCACGGGCCGCGCCGATCGGCCCCACTAGCTGAACCACCGGCGCCACGGCGCCAGCAACGCGCCCGCCTCGGCAGGCAGCGCCCCGCCGCTCTCGGCCGGGCCGGTCGCATAGGTGACGCTGCCGACGCCCTCGGCCGACTGGCTGCGAATGTAGGGGTCTCGGCCCCGGCCGAAATGCCAGGCTTTCATGGTCGAGAGGCAGGCTTGCTCAATATCCGGCGGCAGCGTGTCGGGCAGCACGAACCCGGCCGCATACTCGATGACAACGGGGCCGCCCCAGCACCACCCGTAGCGCGCGCCGGCCGCGACGCGGTGCAGCACGCCGTCGGCGAGATAGTATTCATCGGCCGCGAGCGTTGTATCGCCGTCGAGCACCGACGCAATTTCGGGGTCTAGCTCGTTCGCCAGCGCGATGCCCGATGCGGTCTCGGTCGGATAGGCGCTGAACCACGGGCGCACGCGCTCGGTCTGCCGCAGCGTCTCGCGCCCGAAGCCTCGCGGGCGGTTGCAGAACCGAATGCACGCCGCCGAGGCGCGGGCGATTAGCGCCGTCATCTGTTCATCGGTGCCGGCGGTGCCTAGCTCGACACGCGCCACCTCTAGCGTCGTGAGGTTCTGCGTCGTCGCCGGTGTCAGTATTTGCAGCATGGAAGCCCCTCGTTGCCACCGGCAGCAGCGCAGCGCGGCCCGAGCCGCGCCGCGTCAGGTATCAGCGGCGAGCTTTCGCCTTCACGCGCGAGCCGTTCGCGCCGACTTCCTCGGGCTCGTCGGGCTCGCTGCCTTCCTCGGGGTCGTCATCCTGGCCGGGCGGAACCTTGTTCGGGTCGGGCAGGTCGGGCTTGGGGGTGCCGTTCGGCACGGGCGCCGGCTGCTGCGGCTCGTCGCTGCCGACGATATAGGCGCGAAGCTCGCTTGCCTCGGCTTTGCTGACGGTGATGGTGTCGCCCGCCTCGTGCGTCTCGCTGCCGCGCGTCAGGCGCTTCGTCAGGGTGACGGTCTCGGTGTCGCTCATTAGGTCTCAACTCCCATCTTTACGGCACGGCACGGCGAAGGCACGGGGCGGCACGGGGCCGCCCCGCCAGTCTCGGCCGACTTAGGCCGGTACGACGCTGCCAGTGATGAAGGCAGCCGGGCGATAGACCGCGAGAGCGACGCGTTCCTCCCCGCGCACAGTCACCATGTTTTTGACGAAATTGTCCTGGTCCTCGGTGCTCAGCAAAACCTCGATCGCCATGCGGTCGAATAGCTGCGCGCCGAGCCGGAACGCGCCGGTCAGGAACACGCCCGACGCCATAGCTTGGGTTGCCACGACGGGCAGGCCCCACAGCGTCGGCGCCGCGATGCCCTGCGGATTGGCGAACAGATATTCGCCCTGCGTCGTCTTGGTCATCTCGACGCGCGCCCAATCAATCGGGTTGAGCACGAACCCGCTGCTCGGGTACTCGGCGAGCGCCGCTTGCAGCGCGGCGAGGCGCAGAATGTCGATGCTCGTCAGGTCGCCGTCGGGAGTGAACGGCGCGGCGTATGCGGTCGCCTGCGGGATGATGCCGTGCAGGTTCGCGCCAGAGCCCGAGCCGTTCAGGATTTGATTTTCCTCGACGAGTTGCAGCCCGTAGCGCAGTCGCCCGTCGATGATCGACCGCAGTTGCGGCGCGTCATCCATGACCTGGCGGCTCGCCTTGAACGTGTGCGCCAGGGTGCGCACGGGCGAATTCACGAGGTCAAAGGTGATGTTGCTTTGCGGCTTCAACGCGCCCTCGGCGACCGGCGCCGCCGCGTTCGTCCAGCCGGTCTCGCGCACATACTCGATGTTGCCCGAGGTGGTTTCGCCGGGGGTGATGAGGTCGCGCACCACGAGGCGCCGGTCGGGCAGCATGACAGTGACGCCGCGCCGATCGGCCGGCACGAGGCTGGTCGACGCCGAAACGCCCGTGCCAACGGTGCTCGATGCCGTGGTGATATCCTTGTATTCGACGCGCAGCGCCACCGTGCCGCGAGTGCCCGAGTGGAACCCCTTCACGCGCTCGTCGCCGAGCACATGATCGCCGAGCGACTTCATCTCGACGGGCTCGGCGCCGCTGCCGCGACGGGCGAGGCGCTGTTCAATCTCGCCCAGCCGCGCGTTCGTGGCGCCAAGCTCTACCAGCGCCTTGTCGGCGAGCGCCTTGGTCTCGTCGGTCATCTTGCCGAAATTCTTGATTTCGGTCGTCGCCTGTTCGGCGAACCGCTTGGTCTCGTCAGAGACCTTTTTCATGCTGTCGCCGAGCGACTTGAATTCGGTTTCAATGTTCGTGTCGTCGAGCGGGGGCATTGCTGCGCAATCCTTATCGGAAGGAAGGAAGGGAAAAGCCGTTCAGCGTCGTCGCCAGGTCGTCGAGCGCGGCGCGTGTCGGCAGCGATTTCGCCTCGCCTCTACTCTCCCGAGTGAGAAGGCTCCGGTAGCCGCCGCCGGCGAAAGCGACAGCCTGCGAGCGAGACAGATGGAACGGCGCTTCCCGCAGCAATTCCTCCATTTCGCGCAGCGATGGCGGGTCGCCCGAGGCGAGCCGCGATTTGATGTTGTCGACGCGGGCGAACGCGTTGCACGGGTCGTCGACAAGCGAAACCTCGCCCAGCGCGGCCGACTTGATCGTGCGTTTCGGCTCGCCGGGGTTGCGCCCGTAGGTCGCGCCGTTGCCGCGCACCTTGAACCCGATCGAAAGCCCGCCGATCGCGCCATCTTTGACGCGCTCGTACAGCAGGCGGCCCGCGTCGGTGTTCATGCCGCTGATTTTGCCGACGACGCGCAGGCCGTTTTCATCCTCGGTCATCGAGCGCCACACGCCGACGCCACGCACGCCGCCAAGCTCGGGCAGCCCGTGGTTTAGGTGCATCGGCACCTGGCGGCCGAGCGCCTTGCGTTCGGCCAGGCTGTCGGCAAAGGCGCCGGGCAGGATGCGGTCGCCGACGAAATCGGTCGTGTGAAAAACCGCGCCGTAGCCTTCAAACTCGCCCGACGCGTCGGCGCCGAGCGATTTGATTTCCAGGGTCGCGGCAAGATAGTCGGTCATGCGGGGGTGCCTCCAATGGCGGCCGGCGCCAGGTCCGCGCGCGTCGTCGCCTCGCCGAGCTTGTCGAGCGGCAGTTGATTGCTCTGCACCGTCAGGCTGTCGCCGCCAGGCAGCGAGACGAGCCCTTCCAATTTTCTCGCCTCGTTGCGGGTCATAATGCCCGCCTCAACCATCGTTTTCATAAAGGCGGCGCGTCCCTGGCTGTCGGCGCGCAACAGCCCCTCGTGGTTGAAGTCGACTTCCACGCGCCCGCGCTCGGCCGGCAGGATCAACCGGCGCTTTATGGCGCCCTCGAAATTCTTGACGATGGGCCGCAACGTCAGCGTGTAGAAGCCGAGCAATTGGCTTTCCAGCCCGGTGCCCCACGATGTCGACTTTTCGGTGTGCCCGATAAGCCAAGGCGGCACGCCGTAGAGCCGGCAAATGCTCTCGATTTCAAACGAGCGCGTCGCCAATAGCTCGGCGTCCTGCGGCGGCAGCGCGAAGCTCTGGAAGCTCCACCCGCCCTCTAGCAGCGGCACGCGCCCGGCATTGGCCGAGCCCTGGAAGTTGCCGACATACGCCTGCGCGTCTTTGCGCTGCTGCGCCGAGAGCACGTTCGGGGCTTGCAGATAGCCCGATGTCCGCATCCCGTTGGCGAACAATTTGCCGGCGGTTTCCTCGGCAGCCATGGCAACGCCGAGCGAGTTGCGCGCCTGGCCGAGCGGCGACATGCCAGTGAGCCCGTCGAGCGACAGGTTTTTGACGTGCAGCACGTCGCCCTCGGCCACCTCGCGGGGGCCGTCGACTTCCTGCACCGTGTACACGAGCGCCCCGCGATCGTCGCGGCGCACGGCGATCATGTCGGGCCGCAGCGGCGTGAGCGCGACGACGCGCCCCATGACGCGGTGAATTTCGGCATAGGCGTTGCCCCATGCCAGGTAGGACACGCACAGCGCCGCCCAAAACTCGACGGCTGACATATCGGCATTCGGCGCCTCGTGCAGCAGCGCGAACAGCGGGTGATCGCGGCTCGGCACCATAGCCTCGCCGTTCCAAACCTTCACGTCGGCCGGCAGCGTGCCGAATGTCTGCGCGATAAGCCGGATACACGCATACACGGGCACGATTTGCAGCGCGTTGTCGACGCCGACATGCTTGCCGGTGCTGCTGCGCTGCCCGCCGAACCAATCGACGGTTATTGGGTCGGTGAGCTTCGCCGGCCCCTGTCGCCAGTAGCCGAGCACGCCCGAAATCGTCTTGTAGAACATGCTCGGCATGGGGCGCTTTCCGTTGTCGCGTTAGCCTTGCAGGACAGCGACGGTCGTTGCCTTCGTCGCCGCGCAAATGCCGGTAATCAGCCCCGCCGGAACATAGTTGTCCCATGTGATCGCCTCGCCGGCCGGCAGCGCATAGCCCGTCGTCAGCGCCGGGCCGCCGAAGCCGAGAAAACAGGTCTCGGCGCCGGTGTTCTTAATCGACAGGTAGCGCCGGCCGCCGCCGCTCGCTTTGATGGTCGAGCTTGTCGCCGTCAGCGAGGCGCCGGTTTGCGTCATGGTGAAGGCTGTCATGCGGGCAATCCTTGGGGGTTAGGGGTTGAGGGTCGGCAGCCTTCGCCGCGCCGTCAGGCGTCGGCAAAGATCGGATTGCGCAGAAACTCGCCGATGTCGGCTTGCCCGTCGTCGCTGGCTTGCGCCCGACCTATCGCCATCATTAGGGCAATCGCCGCGTCAATTTTCGCGTCGCGCGACTTCGCCGGAAACAGGTTGCCTCGGCGATCTTCCTGGCCGACGACATTGCCGATGCACCATGACGTGACGGGGTTGCCATCGTGTTGCAGCCGGCCGCCGCGCATCGCCGCATCTAGCTCGTTGATGGCGGGCGAGAGGTTCTGCACGTTGCACCGGAAGTCGTGCATGGGAACGCCCTCGGCGCGAAGTCGCTGCGACAGAAACGCCGACTGCCAAGGGTCATTTCCGACCGACACGACGCGGAAGCGCGCGCATAGGTCTCGAATGTCATCCTCGATCGCGCCGAAATCGGTCTCGTCGCCTGGCGTGACGACGAGGTGCCCGGCCGCCGCCCAGCCGGGATAGCTCGGGTTCCGCGCGTCGCGCACCGCCGCCTCGTTCAGATAGCAGCGGGAGAAACAGCGATAGGTCGGCCGCCCTTCCTCGTCGCGGCCGGGGAACACGATGGACAGCGCGGCGAGGTCGGTTTTGCGCGCCAGGTCAAGCCCGATATGGCATTCCTCGCCCTCGAAATCGTCGAGCTTTAGGCTGCTATCCTCGGCTTCCTGCCAGGCTCGCACGCTGAACAGCGCCTCGTCGGCACCGACCCACACGTTCAGATGGCGGGTTTTGGCGGCGGCTTCCTGCGCGGGGTTGTTCCTCGCCTGCCGCATGATGGCGCGGATCGCGTCGGGCTGCACCGCCTGCCCCCATGACGGGTTTGCCTTGATCCAAGCCGCCTCGGCCCAAGGGTCGTCGTCGTCGTCGATCGTGTACAGGATGGCGAACAGGGTCTCGTCGTGCTGCTGCCCTTCCAGCACGCGCGCGGCGTAATCCCATAGTTGCTTGCCGATACCGGCGGTGTTGCCCGTGGCGGTGCTGATGCTCAACAGCAGCGGGTGTTTGCGCTTGCCCATCGCCGTCAGCAGAACGTCGTAAACCTCGCTCGTCTTATGCGAGGCGATTTCGTCGCAGACGGCGACCTGCACGTTCAGGCCGTCGAGCGCCTTCGCATCCGACGAAATCGGCCGAAACCGGCTGTAGCTCGACGCCTGATAGATGCTGTTCGCCTGCGCCGCGATGTCAAAGCGATGGTCTGTCGTCAGGCTCGGCGTCGACTTCACCATGTTTCGCGCCACGTCGAACAGAATTCGCGCCTGGTCGCGGGTCACGGCGGCGGCGAAGCCCTCGGCGCCGCCTTCGCCTTCCATGAATGTCAGATACATCGCCAGCGGCGCGGCAATCGTGGTTTTCCCGTTGCCTCGCGGCACGAACACGACGGCTTGGCGATAGCGCCGCGTCGTGGTGCCGCGCTGCACCCATCCGAACACCTGGCCGAAGATGAAGCATTGCCACGGCATGAGCCGCATCGGCTTGCCCGCCTCTGGCCCTTTGATATTCGGCAGCATCGACGCGAACAGCATCGCCCGGTCGGCGAGGTCGGCGCGAAACTCGTATTTGCTGCCCGGCCGGGCCGATGCCGCCAGGTCGCGGGCGAACCGCTCGCACGCCTGCCGCACGTATTTGCAAGCCGGCACGAGCCCGGCGAGCACGTCGCGGGCATACCGCATCCCCGACGCGACGAACGGCGCCGAGGCGTCGAGCCCGGCCGGGATCGGGATTGCCTGGCTGTCGAGCGGCGCCAGCCGAGGCGCGCGGCGCACGGGCGGGGCCGCCAGCGGCTTACGGGCCACGGCGGGAAGGGAAGTCATATTGATCCTATAAGTTGAGGGGGCAAACTTTGCCGCTTGCCATGTTTTACGGCGTGTTATACGTTCGTTTTGGTCCTACTGGATAGGGCTGCGATACAACCAAAAGGCTTACACATGCTCAACGAGCACCCCGCCCTCGTGCTGAACCCCACCGACGCCGCAGCGGTCGCGCTGGCGCTCGGCGTCGCCGCCCGCGTCAGCCAGGCCGCCGGCTTCCTGACTGCTGCGGCCGAGACCCACATGCTCGCGGCGCGGGCTTGGGATGCCGCCGGCGCCCGGTCCAACGCCATGCGGGCCGAGGTGCGCGCCACCCGCTGCCGGCTGGCGGCGATCGTCACCGGCGGGAAGGAAGCCGCCGCATGAGCCCGCAGGACATCGCCGACATCGCTCGGGGGCTCGACATTCTGCGATGGGTGCCCCTGGCGATGGTGTTCGTCGCGCTCGGCGTCTCGTTGAGCGCGGCGCTGTACGGCGTCGTCGCCGCCCTGCTGCAAATCCATCACGAGCAAACCGCCGCGCAGCAGCGGCGCTATTGGCGGCGCGATTGAGCCCCGCCCGGTTCGCCGAGCTTCGCGCCATGGCGCGGCTCTCGTTGCGGGATTGCGTCAGGCTGTCGGGCTACAGCTACGGCGCGGTTCAGAATTGGCACACGGGGGCGGCAGCAATGCCGCCCCGTTTTGCGTCCTGGCTGGAAGCATTCGGCCCGGCCGTCGATGCGATATGGCGGGGAATGCCGCCGCCACCACGCGAGCAACAGGGAAGCGATGCAACATGAGCAACGAACGCGATTTCGGCACCGCGCAGGCGGTTGAGATAGACCGGCCGCCGATGAACGAGGCCGAGCTTGACCAATGGGCGCACCTGGCGGCGCTGAACCTGCGGCGCCTGGCACGCGACCTAGAAGCCCTCGGGCCGCGCTACAGCCGCACGGCGCTGATGGCGCGGCGGGCGGTGCTGCAAGCCGAGGCCGACGGGCTGCTGCGGCCCGAGCCCGACGGGGGGCCGGCATGAGCGAGTTTCCGAAACTCGTGCGGCTCGGCGAGGCCGAAGCCGCCATTGAGCGCGGCGGGCATCGCCTGGTCGTCAGCGGCGACGGGGCGCGTCGCATCCTCGGGCGGCACGAACACATGCTGACGCACGGCGAGCCCGAGGCCGCGATCTACCTGGCCGGGGTCATCGACGGGCTTGCTGCCGAGAGGCTGATGCAATCCGAGCGCACGCTTGCCAGGCTGCGGGAGAAAATCGACGCGGGCCGCGAGCTTATCCGGCGGGCCAAACTGCCGCTCGACGAGCCCGACGCGACCTAGTTTGCCGGCGCCTGGCTCGCGCCGGGCTGCGGCATCGCCGCCAGCCTATCCCATGGGCTGGCGGTGCTCTTTTCCTCGGGCCGCTGCGTCACCTTGCTGCGGCTGGCAGGCGTCGCGCCAAGCTCGGCCAGGCAGCGCAGCAATAGGGTAAGCTCCTGAACGGGGGTCGGTTCGTCCTGCTGCACCTTCGCGTAAATGCGCGCCGCGACAGCCAGAACCGGCCGATCGGCCGAGGTCAGCACCCGCGCCGGGGCATCAGCGACCATTTCCCGCCAGCATTGCGCGGCGATCGGCGACAGCCAGCGCGGCGGCTCGCCGACCGGGCCGGCGGGCTCGGGGTCTGCGCGCTTCCGCTGCGGGTCGTGCTCGAAAGCGCCGCTCAATTCCAAAACGGCAGTCGGTTTGCGCGGTCGGGCCATGGTTCCTGCTGCGATGTTTTGTGCGAAACAGCGGCGATCGGCTGTTTTACGGCGTGTTTTACGGGGCCAGAAAATGGCGGATTTCCGCCACCGTTACGGGGTCGTCGGTTTTGCGGGCGTAAAAGATCGTC